GACAAGGTTTATCTCGCCTCTGGTATGGGCGGTTCTGTAATCAGTAACAACGGCAGAAGCATCGCTATGTCCTGTTGTTTCAAACCTCACAACCTCGGTTTCTGTTCCTGAACTACCAGTGACTTTTACATGGAGGGGAGCGGCGGGAGTGGTTGCAAGTTGAATCCCTACTTGTTCAGATGAATCAATAGTAATGGCAGTAGCATCCGCATTGTCATCTATACCAGTAGATGCAAAGTTAGAAATTGTGCCACCGTCAATCATATTCCCAGATAAAGCATCTGCCGCTATTGTGGCAAGTTTACTTTGTGCTATGTCCGCAGCTGCATTAACATCATCAGTTCTTATTGTTGTTCTAGGCATTAGTAAAGCCTCTTATTACGCTGCAGGTTTTGTTGGCCACGTTGCACCATCTACATCTGCTTTGGTAGTTTTACCAGCAGGAAGGTCACGCAAGTTTTGACGATATGTTGTCATATCTGCTGACAATGTTACATCAGACAAAGCATAGAAATCTGTCTCGGCTAATAGTCGATCACGTTGTTCTCGCATACCAGCGAGAGCACGATCACCTTCACCAGCAGCCCATGCAGCTTCTTCATTGTCTCTTGCGGTTTCTTCTTCTGCCGTAAACTGGATGGTTACACCATCCACCATTTTGAATCTAGGCATTGTTCATTACTCCATTATTGTGTATTCTATCTTACTATTTATACTAGTTAGTTATTTAATTCCATACATCTTTATAGTTCCGGCACTAATGTTTCCACTACTCATTTGAAATCTGATTGCATTTACCACACTGGTCGTGTCTATATAGCCCGCAACGTATTGATCTTGGCTTCTAGGGTTAGTAGATTTTTGTTGAGTTCTCATATACCAATTTTTGGCATAGGTAGTTGAAGCAGGATTGAAAAGGTGCATCTCACCAGACAGTGATGCATCGCTGTTAGGAGTATTTCCCCATGTTATAGTTTGCATAGCATTAGAGTTTTTTAAAGACATACCAGCTTGGAAACTCAAAGCAGCGTAACCGTCATCCTGATTATGTATAGCTGAGAAATTTGTAGATGTCTTTAAAATACCATAGACTGCACCAGAATTACTGCTCGTTTCAAACTTGAAATCTACATTATTAGTAGCAGGGACAATATTTATCATTTCAAACAAATATTCCTTATAAGTATTATCTATTCCGCTAGTAATGGCAATTTGTGTTGTTGGACTTCCTACTGTTGTAGTCGATATTAATACCTGTGCAGAACCAAATCCTGCATTAAGTCCAGATAATACTCCTGAACCATTAGAAGTCCAAAGTGCATTCCCGCCAGCATCTTTCAATATATTATTCTTTATACTATCAGCATTAACTACAACATTCTGGCCCGACTGACCAATAGTGAGAGTAGTCCCACTTTGAGGTTCAATCGTGTTTACTGATATTGTTGAATTCTGATGACTCATTAGGATACTCCGTAAAGTTTAAAAGTTCCTGCGTCTATATTTCCAGTTTCCATTTTAAACTGAACTGCTGTTAATGCAGAGGTTGTATTGAAGTATCCACCCACAAAGCTATCTATTGAATAATCAGCGTGATAACTATTATGTGATCTACAATAGAATTGTTTTACATAGGTGGTGCTACTAGGTGTAAATAAATGAAGTATACCGGAACCACTTTGATCTGCATCATTACCTATCTCTCTTGTTAAATCTTGAAATGCTGTTCCGTTTGCTTGATCGTTTGCCGTTAAATAACCTAAACCATAATCAACTCCGCCACCCTCCGCATGAAACGCATTAAAAAATGTCGTCGTCATAGCTGTGTTATAACTACTTCCCATTTGAAACCTTAGCCTAGCCCCATTATAGGAAGGATGAATATTTACAAAAACTAACATATAATTGTCATAGGTGCTATCAATGCCAGATGTGAATGATATAGTTGCATCTCCACCCGCTGTCTGACTAGAAATCAACTTAGGCCCATCACCACTCAAACCACTATTAACATTTGATAGTGTTCCTGCACCATCAGATTGAAATAAAGTATTCCCACCAGAATCTTTATAGAGATTCGTTTGAATTGAATCACTAGCAAATGTCACTACATCACCGGCAGCTCCTAAGTCTACATTAGTCCCAGTCTGAGCTTCTATATTATGTACTCGTAATTTTCCCATTAGAGTAACCCGTACATTTTTATTATGCCGTCAAAGTTTCCTAAATTCATTTTAAATTGGATTTGAGTTAATGCGGTTGTGGTATTGAAATAGCCGGCAGCATAAAAATCAATTGCGGCGGGTTCGTAACCCATAGCAGATGTTCTTGAATAAAAGTGCTTTTTATAGGTTGTTGAGGTCGGATTAAATAAATATAACTCTCCAGCAATATTTTCATCAGCGTCATTTCCCATACTATAAGCCATCTGTTGAAAAGCCGTACCCTGAGCTTGGTCACCAGAAGTTAAGTAAGTAAGAATAGAACCACCACCAGTTCCTGCATCATTATATGCCCTATACGATGAAGAAGTTATTACAGTATTATAACTTGCTCCCATTTGAAAACTGAATTGCGCTTGATCCGTCGCAGGATTAATTTCCATAAACTTAAAAATATAAACATCATAGGTAGAATCAATACCACTAGTAAAAGAAACACTAGCAGCATTAGAAGGATTTTGAGTACTCATTAAAACCAGATTACCTTTCAGTCCTGCATTAACACTAGAAAGATTGCCTGAACCATCAGAAGTCCAAAGAGTGTTCCCACCCTTGTCTTTGACTGTGTTTACACGAAGGTCATTACCCGGAAGAGTAATGGTTTCACCAGTAGTTCCCAGAGTTATATCTTGGGTTGGCTTCCTCGGTTCGATGGTATCAGTATATACAATTGCCACACTTAGGAAACTCCATAAAGTTGAAAGACACCATTAGTCATGTTACCATTATTACATTTAAATTGAATAGCATTAATAGCCGCAGTAGTTGCGTTGCAAAATCCACTAGTCCACCAATCTTGCGCTCTATTGTTATAATTTAAACACGACATTCTTGATTGCCATTGAAACCCAAAGGTAGTATTAGAAGGTTGCCATAAATGTACTAAACCAGCTGAATTAGAATTGGCATTATTTTCTTGTTCTACTATTATAAATAAATTACCTGTGCCGTTAGAAAGATCCCAACCTGATGCATATCCAACAGCCTGTCCCCCACCAGCATTATTATAATCATTAATACCAGCAGAAGTCCTATTGATATTAGCATAATTAGATCCACCATCACTTGAAAAATTCATACATAAAGCAGCAGAGTTTGTTGCTACTGCATAATCTGTAATTATAATTAAATATTCATCATAGGTACTATCTATTCCTGATGTAATTGTTGTTTCAGTTACTGCACTCGAAACGGTTGCTGTAGAAATCCATGTAAATCCACCACCAGACAAAGCACTGTTTACACTTGATAGTGTTCCACTACCATTGGAAGTCCAAAGTGTATTACCACCAGCATCTTTAAAGGTGTTAGTCCGTAATTGTGTGCTAGCTACAGTTACAGAATCGCCAGATGCTCCCAGCGTTAATGCTGTCGTTGCACCTTCCGGTTCTATATTTGTTGATCTTACCTTTCCCATTTTTTATGATCCTGCAAATCCATATAGTTTCATAACTCCCGTCATAGTTCCACTAGAAGGAGAAATCTGTACACCATCTATAGCTGTAGTTTCATCTATAAAACCACCATAGTACTGAGTTTGTAACGTGTTATCCTCTTTATAATAAGTAGTTTGACCAAAAAATTGCTTGACGTAGGTTGAATTATAGGGGTTAAACAAATACAATTCACCAGAACCCGTTTCATCTATTGCACTACCTTGGTCATAATCTATATATTGAGGATCTGCTGTATTGGATCTAACTTGAGAACTTCCATAAGCTATACCCGACCAACTATCAGTTACCGTATGGCCTATGTTGAAGGCTGTAGTTGTTTTAGTATCTCCACTAAAACCTCCACCTACTTGCCTAAATGCTATTTGCCATTCTGCTCCATCGGTGCTAACATTCATACTTGTCCATGTAAACCTATAACATTTATAGCTTGAGGTGAGTCCAGTTATTTGTGCATACCCAACAGCAGTAGGAGTATAGGTATTAATTAAAGCAAAACTTCCAGCAAAGGCTCCATTAAGTGTTAGATTTCCAGAACCGTCTGAAGTAATAATATTATTACCACCAGCATCAGTTATTTTATTAGTCTTTAAAGTAGCACCAGCTGGCAGTATAACATTATCACCAGTTGTTCCAAGATTAAGATCCTCGGCTACACCGGACGTTTCGGGTAAAACATTATCTGTATATACTATAGCCATTTATTTTACCCCAAACATCTTTATTATTCCAGCATCTATATTCCCACTACTAAATTTAAAATTTATTGCATCAATCGCAGCTGTTTGATAAACTATCCCACTATAAAGACCATCGTCCGCATAATCACCATATTCTGCTACACAAACCCTAGACCACCACGGCTTAAACCTATCTGTTTTAGAGGGGACTGTCATATGTAGAGTACCATTAAGAGATTCATCATTATCCCCTCCAACCTGTTGAGCTAGAATTTGATAATTTGTTTGGCCTGCACCACCACCGCCAGTAGGTAAATCTGCTGCACCTGAATAAGTAAAATTACCCGCACCCGATTGAGGATTATATGTATCTGCTGTAGCACTTAACATATTTTTACCATAAGTTGACCCACTATCAGAAGAAACCTGGAAGGTAAAATGGGCCCCATTTGTTGCAGGGTGTATATTATAAAATTTAAAAATATATTCATCATAGGTATTTGTAAAACCAGGAGAAGTAAAAGCAATATTAGCACTACTAGATGCAGTCTGGGATTGTATTAATACCATCGCCGCACCAATGTCACTATTTACACCAGTTACATTCCCGGAACCATCCGAAGTAAAAATTGCATTCCCACCAGCGTCCTGTAAAACATTGGCTCGAAGATCATTACCAGGAAGAACTGTATTCTGCCCAGACTCTCCAACCGTTAATGCAGTACCACTCTGTGGCTCAATTGTATCAACGTATAGAAGTCCCATATTACACGATCACCCATTCAGAAGTTCCTGTAACTGTTACATTAGCCTGTACTGCTACTGGGCCGGCACTCACCGCATTATAATTTGCCGTTAATGTATATGCTGTAGTTACAGTCTGACCGTTCTCAAAAAATATTTTATCTGATCCACCACCTGTAGGAGCACCGGCAGGAACATCATCCCATACAGGATTGGCACCAGAACCTTGTGTCTTTAAAAACTTTCCAGATGTGCCAGCAGCCAATTCAGTAGGAGCACCAGCAGCACCATAATAAATTGTTCCACCTTGTGTACCAGCAGCTTGTTTGGCTAATGTAACTGCATCATCGTCAATCTTGGCTGTTGTTACTGCATTATTCCCAAGTTTATTTGCAGATATAGCAGCATCACCAACAGTAGTAATTACACCAATATCAAGTACACCTACCACTTCCATCTTATCAGTTGCTACTAGAGCAGATGATAAT